AGTTTTGTTAGAGTAATTAACACAGAAAAACGTAATCAAAATATTCGAGATGATATATTAGAAATGAATGGTATGAATCCTAGTTACAGCAGAACCGGTTCAGGAGAACATGCTGCTGCTATTAAACGTTTTGACGAGAGTAGTGAATGACAAATTTATTCAAGAAAGTAGCCGTCTTTACAGATATTCACTTTGGTTTAAAGTCGAATAGTAGTATACATAACCAAGATTGTGAAGATTTTGTTGACTGGTATATTGCCAAAGCAAAGGAGGAAGGGTGTGATACAGGTATCTTTATGGGCGATTGGCATCATAATCGCAATAGCCTTAATATTACTACAATGGATTATAGCCTTAGGGCCTTGGAAAAACTGGGCCAGGCGTTTGACAACTTCTATTTCTTTCCTGGTAATCATGATTTGTATTACAAAGACAAACGAGACATACACAGTGTGGAGTTTGGAAAGTATATACCTGGTGTTACTGTGGTACATGAGCCTACTACTATTGGAGACGTCACTCTTTGTCCGTGGCTTGTAGGAGAAGAATGGCGGTCAGTAAGCAAGAAGGGTGGCAAATATATCTTTGGTCACTTTGAATTACCCAGCTTCTTTATGAATGCCATGGTACAAATGCCCGATCATGGAGAAATTCAGCTAGATAGTTTTAAAAACTATGAGCTTGGATTTAGCGGGCACTTTCATAAACGCCAACAACAAAAGAACATGATCTATATTGGCAATGCATTTCCGCACAATTATGCAGATGCATGGGACGATGAACGTGGAATGATGACGTTAGAATGGGGAGGGGCTCCAGAATATCATACTTGGCCTGCTCAACCTACGTTCCGTACTGTAAAATTAAGTCAACTGATCGATGATGCAGACTCAATAATCTTGCCCAAGCAACATCTTCGTGTTATACTAGACATAGATATTACCTATGAAGAAGCTAGTTTTATCAAAGAGAAGTTTATTAGCGACTATGATATCAGAGAACTTACACTGATTGCTGAAAAGAAAGATGTTGAAATTAATACAAACATAGATATTCAAGCATTCGAAAGTGTAGATCAAATTGTATCAAGTCAAATCATAAACATTGAAAGCGATACTTACGACAAAAACATACTGTTGTCAATTTATAATAGCCTATGAGTATAAAACTTAAAGAATTAACTGTTAAAAACTTCATGAGTGTGGGTAACCAAACTCAAGCTGTAAACTTTGCACAAGAAAATCTTACTCTTGTACTAGGTGAAAACTTAGATCAAGGAGGAGATGACAGCGGTTCGCGCAACGGTACAGGTAAAACAACTATTGTAAATGCACTTAGCTATGCATTATTTGGCAATGCACTGACTAATATTAAAAAAGATAATCTAATTAATAAAACTAACAATAAAAATCTGTTAGTTACATTGGCATTTGAAAAAGATGGAACAGATTATCGTATAGAACGTGGACGTAAACCCAATGTTCTGCAATTTTTTGTCAACGATATTGCACAAACTGAAGAAGAAATAGATGAAGCACAAGGTGATGTTCGTGAAACTCAACGAGATTTAGACGAGTTATTGGGCATGAGCCACGATATGTTCAAACATATTGTAGCACTCAATACCTATACTGAACCATTTTTAAGTATGCGGGCTAATGATCAAAGAGTTATTATTGAACAATTGTTGGGCATTACCTTATTAAGTGAAAAGTCTGAAACTCTCAAAGAGATGATTCGTCAGACTAAAGATGAGATACTACAAGAAACTGCCAACATTGAAGCTATAAAGAAAAGCAATGAGAATATTCAAAAGAGTATTGATAATCTGTTGACTAGACAAAGTGCTTGGCGTAATCAACATGCCAGTGAACTTGAGAAGATTGGCCGTGCTATTGTAGAACTTGAAAGTGTAGACATTGAAGCAGAACTTGCGAAGCATGCGGAGCTCAAAGTTTATGACGAGAAGGCGGCGAAGCTGAAAAGCCTGAATAAGGAACGTGCTACGTTAGAAAGCGCGATAGCGCAAGCGGAGCGAAGCGTTACGAAGTATGAACGTGAGCTTGGCCTATTGGCAAGTAAGACCTGTCACGCTTGTGAACAAGAACTGCACGATCACAAACATGAAGAAATGACTGCCACAGCACAGGGTCACCTAGGTGAAGCAAAGAAATATTTTGACAAGGTTACCAAGGACCTTGGAAAAATTGTCTCAGAGCTAGCGGACATTGGAGAAATAGCCCGACGTCCCGACACTTACTACGATACTGTAGAGCAGGCTCTCAAGCATCAAAACAATTTAACCACTCTTGAAAATCAACTTGTGCAAAAAAGCCATGAAACAGACACTTATCAAGAGCAAATCGACGAGCTTATGGACACTGCTATGCAGGAAATTTCATGGGATCGCGTGAACAACCTCAATAGTTTAAAAGAACATCAAGAGTTCCTATTAAAACTGCTCACAAGCAAAGATAGTTTTATACGTAAAAAGATTATAGATCAAAACCTAGCTTATCTCAACAACAGATTGACCTACTACTTGGACCGTATGGGCTTGCCTCATACTGTGCTATTCCAAAACGATCTTACTGTTGAGATTACTCAGCTGGGGCAAGACTTAGATTTTGATAATCTCAGTCGAGGAGAACGTAATAGACTTATACTAAGTTTGTCTTGGAGTTTTCGAGATGTGTGGGAAAGTCTATATCAAAGTATTAATCTCTTGTTTGTCGATGAACTTATTGACAATGGACTTGATGCATCAGGTGTTGAAGGTGCACTGGGTGTACTTAAAAAGATGGCACGTGAACGTAAAAAGAATATTTTCTTGATCAGTCATCGAGATGAATTAGTGGGCCGTGTAAACAATGTACTTAAGGTTGTTAAGGAAAATGGTTACACCAGCTATGCGAATGATTTAGAAATCAATGAGTAAACACGTTGAGCCGTCTGCGTATCAAAATGAAGAGTCGCATGAACAACTCATGGCAGCTTTTCGCGAATACTTTAAGGCAAATCAAGATTGGCAAGCAAAAGGCACACGCAGGGCAGGAGAAAATATGCGCTACTGGTTGGCGCAGATTCGTATCATAGCAAGGCAACGAAGAGAACATGTGCAGCAATATCGTGTACATCTAGATCAGGCAAAACGAGCACGTAAGGCAAGCCAAAAGGCACAAGAGGAGAAACCAGCAGACACTAATTAGTGTATGTCTTGGTACTATCTAAATCAAATTGTAGAGCAACTGCCCGAGGATTGTATTGGGTTTGTTTATCTTATAACAAACACATCAACTGGGCGCAAGTACATAGGCAAAAAACTAGCAAAATTTTCTAAAACTACCTACAAAGTAGTAAAATTAAAAAACGGCACTAAGAAAAAAAAGAAAATCCGCAGTAAAATTGACAGCGATTGGCAGGACTATTATGGTTCCAGCGATGAATTACTCAAAGATATTGCGCAGTTAGGTCAAGAAAACTTTCACCGAGAGATATTATTTTATTGTAAGTCCAAGGCAGAAACGTCATATATAGAGGCACGAGAACAATTTACACGCAGAGTATTAGAATCTGACGAATATTACAACGGTCAGATATCAGTTCGTGTCCACGGCTCCCACATCAAAGGCAAACAAATTAACGGTTAACAGCTAGCGCAGGCCAACATCATGCGCTCTATACCTGGATCTAGGATCACAGGGACGGAAATCTCCAGCCGTAGGAGTACTCAACCACTATCCTTAACAGGACGAGGATCGCAAAGCTGCCGCGGTTTGGTTGTTTTAGGAATTAAAGGCAAAAGGAAGGGCTGTAGCCCTACGTTTGCAAGCAAGTTAGCGTTTGTTTGCGAGCCGCCGTCATATAAAGACACAGCTCGAGGTACCGGATGACCGCCTCTGTAATGCTGTAACGCTAAGGTGATATTGTGCAACTCAGATAATGTCAAAACATTCTTTGCCCTGTCTGGGCAAAGTGTGACTGAACAATCTAGATAATATTTAAAGTGCTTCGCACTAATTGATCACTAACTATTCTTTGATAGACTACGAAAAGTTCGAGCGCAAGCGAAGAACAGAAGAACGTAAGTTCTTCTTTAATGTGCGGATAAATATCACATAGGGACAAATGCCATGAAAGTATATGAAATAATCGCTGAATCTAGTCAGTTAGCTGAGATAAGTTTTGGAGGAGTTGCAGATCGAGTTTCTGGCTGGTTTGGTCGTGACGAAGCTGGTATGGCCAAACTGTCATTAAAAGCATTCTTAGAAAAAACCAGTAATGATGTTGCTCAACAAGCTGTTGCTAAAGGTGTAACTCCTTCAAAAATTATTGCTGATAAAGTGGCCAATATAGCCAGTGACGAAGCAAGAATTCAACAAGAAATTGAACGTGTGGCCAACAAAAACGGCACCACAATGACCAAAGAACAGGCTATAGATTATATCAATGCTAGAGCTAGAAAGAAAAAACAACCGCCATTAGCAACTGAAAAAGATGTGTTGCTTGATGAAA